ACCCGCTCGAATACCTCATCGATTGGGAGGCCGAACGTCACTGCCATCCCGTAGGTCACATAAAGCAGGTCGGCCAACTCTTTGGTAAAGGCTGCTTTGTCAATAGCCTCTCGGGTTGGGGAAGTGAAGAAACCGGGGAGCTCTGCATCGATCTCCAACGCCTCCTCCTCAATCAGGTCCATTCTCATTTCGAGCAGGTCACCAGTCTCAAGGGAAGTGATGTCTTCGCCTACGGGTTGACCCATCGCCACGGTGAATGCTTTGACCGCATCGTAGTGGACGGAGGTGGTACGGAGGGTGCCGTTGGGGTTGTATTCTGGTTTCATTCTTCGTCTCCTTGTGCATGGCGTAAGATTGTTTCTGCGATCTTCCAGTAGGCGTCAGAGGCTTCCTTCTCACCGTTATCAGCGGCTTGTAATGACAGCTTGCGGAACTTCGCTGCATCAGCTTTTAGTTCTCGGTTAGTCATTCTTCGTCTACTCCTCCTGAAAACAGTTCGATCATACCCAACACCATGCCAAGCATAGTCTGGGAGATGGCAAGGGTAAGCCCCAACACCACGCCGGTACCGACGATGATGAAGGGAGCGATAAGGCCAGCTAAAGCGGCCAACTTGAGGGTTTCCATGATCACAGGATGTCTTCACCTTTGATAAGGTTGATGCGCATCTCAGCGTACCGAATGACCTTCTGGAGATCGATGATGGCACTCTCCTCTAGGGAGCGGCCTTCGTAGGTCTTGTGACCTGCACGTAGGCTGTACTTAACAATGTTGCCCGTGGCAAAGTCTAGACCGTTCTTCATAGAGAAGGTCACAGGCTCGATCTCGTACCGTGCGTAGTGTGACGGCTTGTTTACAATGTCGTTGGTGTCCATAGTTTGATCTCTCCTTCTACAAAGTCAGTGTTACGCAGGATGCGAGCGCATCGAGCTTGAATAAGGGCGTCGTCTTCAGTGAGGTCTTTGGCTTCGTAAGCGGCTACCACTTGGGACCACAGGTCAGCCAAGGGACGCTCGCCGGGTTCACCAAGCATGTCAGCGGCACGCTTCTTGCCGATGCCGGGGAGACCGGGGTAGCCGTCAGTGGTGTCGCCTGTCAGCGTTTGCATCATCCAATACCAGTCAGCTACAGCCTCGTGTTGCGGGAAGAAGAAACGCTCATCGTTGGACCAGAGGTTAGCAGGTAGTGTCTGCATGTCCTTGTCTGCGGAGTAGATACCGGTACTGTCATCACCTGTTGAGATGATACCGAGTACGTCGTCACCCTCTAGGCGGTCCCACTGGTGGCACTCCCAGTTATCGAAGGCCCACTCTCGGACCCGCATGAGGTGCATGGGCTTACGGGTCTTCTTACGGTTGCTTTTGTACGGTGCGTAGACATCCTTGCGGAAGTTGGCTGTGTCCGTAAAAGCAAGCTCACACTTAGCAGCGCCAGTCATTTCAATGATGTTGTTGATGGCTTCTGCGAAGTCCTGCTTTACCGCTGCGAAGTCACTGTGCAGGGTCCATACATCGTCGTCCCACTCGGTCTCCACCTCAGCTTTGGAGCAGACTTGCACCGCAGTGATGTCAGCGTCGATTAGTACTGTCTCAATCGGTTTCATGTTTCTTAATCTCCTCTTCTGTTTGTTGGAGCCAGTTACCTACGGCGAGAATGTCGGCGGAAGCTGCGTCTGACTTGATTAGATTGGCTCTATTGCTGATCCAAATAACGTTACCCTTAGCGTATCCGTGAGCGGGTATGATGCGATCTAGGGAAGGTTGGTGTTTACTATGCGACCCCTTTACGTGGTTTGCAGAATAAGGGAGATCCAGCTTAGTGCCGAACACAGGACAAACCCCCGTCCAAATAGCTTCTAGGTAGTCTTCGTCTAGGTTGAAGGGCATCGACTTCTTTTTTGCCCTGTGCTTATATGATGGAAGGGTGGCTTTGAAAGGATTGTTTTTCTTCCATTCCATATTGCGGGATACATCTTCCCTCGCCTGCTCAGGGTTAGCGAGCCGACGCTTTTTATCGGCTTTGCTTCTACGTTTTAGTGCGTCCGGCGTAGAGCGCTTCGCCTGATAACAGACCTTACAGTCACCCTTCAAACCATCCCGGTTAAGGGGTGCTTTGTAGAACGAAGTGACGGGCTTAGTCTCACCGCACGTCTTACAAGTCTTACTCTCCGTCATCCGTAAGTGCCTCCCAAGATACCGGGGCGACACCTGAGAGCTGGTCGGCGATGTCCCGTGCAATCACGGCGGTCTCAGCTTGAGCATCTTTAGAGATACGCTGCTTGCAGACACGAGCGAACGCAGCCAGAGAGCCCGTCCAGTACCATTCGGTCATCATGCTCTGAGGCAGGACCATACGGGCTTGCTCAGGGGCTACGCCCATCTCGATCATGGCATTGTAGACACCAAGGGCCGCCTCTCCTGCTTCTACACAGAGGGCTGAAAGTTCCTGCTGATAAGGGTGAGAACCACTAGAGCCTTGCTTGGCGTTTACTGGCTTCATACGCCACTCTTCAGGGACGTAGAGACTGGGCGCATCGGAGACGTACCGTCGGCTGACCTCGTTAGCTGTAAGACCTACGACGTGCTTAAACAATTGGCGTGCAACGAAGATAGGGGCAGCGACACGAAAGGTAGCTGTTACGTGCGAGAACGGGGTCCAGTGGTTGTGCTTAGCGAGGTACGTGATCAGCTTAGTGTCACGTTCGCTGAACTCTTCAACTTCCTTGGCGAATGATACACGGGCGGCGTTTACTACTGTGAGGTCGTCGCCCATTGCGTCGATCAATTCTGCGTACATTTGAGGCTCCTTTCGTGTCGGTTGGGATATAGGGAAGATTAGGCTTGTTTAGACAGGTACTTCTCAAAGTCCTCGTAGCCGCCCACAAGCTGACTGGAGCCATCTTCAATGACGAAGATCTGTGGTACGGTCTTGATGTCCTCGATCTCGAACCAGCGGCGAAGCTGGGCGTTGGCAGGGGCATCTAGGTCTTTGTATTGGTAGTCGATCTTGTTGACCTTGCAGAGTTGCCGTGCCTTACGACACCACACACACGACTTACGGCCTATGATCGTTACGTTCATTGTTACATCCCTTCGTGGTGGAATGCGGTCAGCCACTGCCTCACGATCCCAGAGCGAACAATGTCTTCGAGGCCAAGGGTTACGGCCACGCAGTCAATGTTGTGCCTCTTGGAGAGGTGTATCAGTGCGTCTAGGCCGCTGTTGTTGAGGTCGGTCTGAGCAACGTCTCCGTCGATGACCAGCTGAGTGTTCTCACCTACCCGAGTGACTAGCATCTTGAGTTCGTGGAGAGACAAGTTCTGCGCTTCGTCAACGATGACAAAGGCATCCTTAAATGTACGGCCACGCATGGTCTCGATGGGTGCCACCTCAATCTTTCCAGACTTGAGGCAATACTCAACGAACCCCTTGCCGAGCCGTTGTTGTAACGGTTCGATTAGAGGTACCATCCATGGCTGCATCTTTTCGTCCTGATCACCCGGTAGGTAGCCCATGGATTTACCAACGGACACCATAGGGCGACACAGTACGATCTTACTTACACGTCCACTTGCAAGCCAATCCGCTGCCATAGACGCAGGGATGAAGCTCTTGCCGGTACCAGCGGGGCCGGTAACGATAACTTGGGAGGATGAGTTGATAGCTTGGATAAGGCTAAGCTGACCTTCAGTCTTTGCTGACAGCGGTGCCGGATTTGGCTTTGGCTGCGGGTTTGCGACTGGTCTTGTTTCGGCTAGTCGCTGTTCCTTGGCCGTTCGTTGCTGTTGCTTTGCTTGGCGCTTCAACTGGCGGCGTTGCTGCCGTTGTTGTGCCTTGGTCATATTCGCCACAGTAATATCCTAAGCTGGTTGAGGTTGGGGTGGGGTAACGCTGACAACGGGCACCTAAGGTGGGGTGCTTCGTCATCCAGCGGCAAGTTGCACATGTACTCATTAGTGCGTCTCCGCCCAGCTTTTGCCGACGTTGTAGTCAGTATCGAGCTGGCATTTGAAGTTGAAGTGAGCCTGCACAGCACGCATTGCGTCCTGACAAGCCTGACCGACTGCTTCGGCCTGATCGGGAGGACATGAGAGCTGATACTCATCATGGACCCACGCATGGTACTGGACATCCAGACCACGTTCGTTGAACAGCTTGTCCATCTCTAGTCCCCATTGTTTGCACAGGAGGGCACCAGCAGATTGGAGAAGCAGGTTGAGGCTTGAGTGAGCAGAGCGGCAGTGCAGTTTGCGACCGTCGAGACCTAGCAGGTAGCCCTTGTCTTGTGCCTTAGACTGACACGCAGCAATCAAACGCCCGAGAGCAGGTATTGCCTTGAAGAACTTGTTTTTGAGCTTGGTACCTTCATCAGCACCTTTGCCTACGATGGATCCGATCTTAGCGGAGCCACCACCATACAAGAGGGCATAGATAAAGGTCTTTGCTTGGTCACGAGACGGTAGACCTGCCGCCGTCTGGTTCGTCGTGTGGATGTCACCGTTGACAACTTCTTCGGCATAGGAAGGGTCTCCCATCACGCCGAGAAAGTGAGCAAGGCAGCGTAGCTCAAGGCCAGAAGCATCACTACCAACCAGAACACGACCTGAAGGAGCCATAAACAGGCTTCTACAACGCTCCCCAAATGGGGCACGATTGCCGGGGACCTGAGCCACGTTAGGATAGCTGTGAGTAGCCCTCCCGCTAACAGCCCCATTAGTAACAACACGCCCATGGATCTTGCCTCCTTTTTGTTTCTTGAGCCACGCTTGGTTACCGTCAGACAGTTGGCCAAGGCGTTTCTCAATTGTGAAATTGTAGGCAAGGTCTTTGCAGATTTCCCAGCCGTTGCTCTCGTAGAGATCCATGAGGATTGTCTCATCGATCTTGGGCTTGCCGCCGTCGGTGTACTGCTGGGGTTCCCATGAGTACAAAGTGGTGAGGCGGTTAGCAATGTGGTCACGGGAGGCCGGGTTGAACACGACCGTTTTGGAGGGTTTACGTGTCTCTTCGCCTTTGACGTAACCCAGCTTTGAGTTGTTCGCCTTAGGTACGAAAAGTGGACCCGGTACCTCCCATGAACCGAACGCAGCTTGCAGGCGAGCATGGATGCTGGATTGCTCCATCATCAAGTCTCTCAGCAATACTTCGGCGGACTGTACGTCGAAGCTAAAGCCTGTCCGTTCTTGGCGAGCCATGAGCTTGCCTACAGACATCTCCAAGTCTAACGCTTGAGGTGAGTAGTTTGCTTTTTGAATACGATCCCAGAGGGCGAGGGTAACTTCCACGTCCTGCTTTGCGTACTCAAACATCTCTTCGTTGTAGGCATCGAAGCCACCCGAGTAGTCGTCCTTCATCACACCGAGGCGCAGGCCATAGGCTTTGAGGGAGTGGCTACCATAGAGGTTCTTGGGGAGGAGCGTGTTACCGCCCTTGCCCCGCTTCATGTCTTGGTCGAAAAGGTTTGACCAGATGAGCCGTCCGGCAATCATCGTGTCGAAGTCACCTTCATGCTCCAACCGGTCCCACCACCCAAGCGTTTGCTTGAGGGCAGGAAGGTCGAAGGAGAAGATGTTGTGTCCAATGAGGACATCAGCAGCGTACAGTTTACGTGCCAGCTCTTCACACTCATCCAGCTTTGCGGCGAAGCGTTCGCCCGTATCGATGTCGATTGCGGTGATAATGAAGAGATCGTCTGGACCTTCAAGCCCGTCGAGTAGACCACGGGTCTCGATGTCGAAGATGTAGCGCTGCATATGTACCTCCTTGGGTTAGATGCGAAGTGGGGAAGATTAGGTAAAGTCTTTGTTGAACGTGATGCTCGTTACCTCGAAGATGTCGTACTGATCATCAGCGTCGTCAAAATCAGGGATCGGGTTTACTTCGTCGAAGAGTTCACCGAACTGCTGAGCGAGTACGTTGTAAGCACGCTCTAGGTCGATGTAGTCTTCTTCCATGTCGAATACGACTTGGTGGTGATGCTCACGGTATCGGTCTAGAGCCGCTTCGAGGTCGTTCGCTTCATTATAGAGTTCAACGATGGCATCATCAGCTTCGGCCATTTCATCCTCATGCTCCTGCTCAAGGATCGAGATCTCCTGCTGTAGTGCGTGGATGTCTTCGAGCATTTCTTCGAAGGTCGCACGCAGGGCGTCCATGTCGTCGTTCTGGTAGTTGTAGCTCATTTGTCTTCTCCTTCTGTTGTTACTTTACCAAGCAGGGACGGCCCATAAGAGAGCCGTCGCCGCTGTGAGAATTATTAGTGCCTTAAGCCAGTACGTAACGGGCATAGCGCTTACCTGTGATCGGATGCGTCTTGCGAACGGTATCAATCTGCACTCCGGAGGTACGGAGGATAGAGATTTCCTTAGTCAGGGAACCGGTCGAGTATTCAACCATTGCTTCACGTTGGGAGATCGAACCAGCGGTTACGAGGTGCTGGTAGATACGGGAGGTTGATGGTGTGAGTTTCATGGGGGTAGCTCCTTTTGGGTAAGTGAAAGTTCGGTTAGGCTTATAGTCTACGTATTAAAACGGGAGGTCGTCAGGGGCACTGTCAGAGCCGCTTGTGGGCTGGCTAAAGGACACCTCTGAGAGCCGACCGGTCTTTAGGTCGTACTCAAGTTGGCACGCTGGGCCTGTCTGACCTGAGTAACGGTTCTTAAGAACACGTAGGACAGTTCGGTTTCGTTGCTCAGGGTCGTCCGCTTGCTGGTTACGCTCTAGGCCCAAACACATGTCGGACAGCTGTGCGATAGCAGCAGAGCCACGAAGCTGGCCGAGGGTTGTACGTCCACCCTCCTCGTGAGAGATACCTTCGGGGCGCTTGAGGTGGGAGACAACTATCATGCCAATGCCAAAGCGTGACACGATGGTGCGTAGCTGCGTCATGAGGTTGTCGATCAGGCGGCGCTCATCACCATCCCCAATACCGGAGACAATCATGGATACGTGATCGATCACCACAAAGTCACAGCCCTGCTGACACAGGTAGACGACCTTGGACATGAGCGCTTCGATCTCAGACGAACCGAAGTGATCGTACATGAGCAACCGTCCGGTGCCTGCTGTAGCATCGAAGGCGTCACGCATTGTCTCATCATCTACCTCAGTACCATGGAGGTGCAGAGGTACGGACGCATGTACACCCATGACACCCAAGACAGACCGCTTCACGGTCTCCTCAAGCAACATACAGCCGAGCTTGTAGCCAGACTTGAGCAGGTCGTACATCAACTCACGTACCACAGAGGACTTGCCCATGCCGGAGCCTGAGGTGATCGTTACAAGCTCACCCTTACGCAGCCCATGGGTGACCTCATTGAGACCAGCCCACGGATACGGGTGTTGTTCGTACACCTCAACCTTGTTGACCTCATCCCACAGCGAGGCTGCATCGATGATACCATCAGGGCGGTACTCCTCAGCGTCCCACACAGCTTTAACTAGCTCCGCATGTAAGCCAGCGACGATAGCGTCAGAGGCGTCCTTAGCGGGGCAGGTAGCGATGTAGGCTTGGCCGGGGCGCAGTAGTGGTGAGACCTTAGCGATGGCTTCTTGACCGGCATCATCTTGGTCGAACATGAGGACAACACGCTCGAACTGCTCGATAAACTCAGCCTCCTTGCGGAAGGTACGCACGGCAGAACTAGCGCCGCCGTTGAGGGATACCACGGGTTGCCGGTGGTTGAGGGCTTGGGAGACAGACATAGCGTCGATCTCGCCCTCTGTGACCACCAGCATACGGTCGTTGCGGGTAAAGAGGTGCTGGCCGAAGAAGCCTGCGTCCTTACCATCGCCAAGCATGCGGAAGTCCTTAGAAGGCGTGCGGACCTTTTGGGCCACAACTTTTCCATCTCGCTTGTAGTCGGCCACTTGGACAGGCTCGCCACCCATCTTTGCGACGTGATAACCGTACTTACGTACAGTCTCTTCGGTCAGCTTGCGCTTGCCGAGTGCCTTGTATTCGCCTCGTAGCAAATCCATTGAATAGCCTCCTGTTGTCTGTGGTTGGTTGGCGGGGGTGTCACCCCGAGTGCGTGTGTTACACACGAAGCAGAAGGCATGGCCGTCATCATAGTGTGCGTTGCCATCGGAGGAGCCGCACGCATCGCACGGCCCCTTAAACAGCAGGCTACTTTCTTCGTTTTCCATTTCGCTCCTCGATCATTAGGTTGAAGGTGTCATAGCCCTCCAATCCCATGATGGATGGAGCGGACAGGATCTCAGCGTCAGGGTACTGACTACTGAGGTCGTTCAGGAGGGACACAAGTGGCCCCTCTAGTTGTTGGGGTAGCTCAGCTTTACCGTCGTAGCCCAGCACACAGACGTAGACAGAGGTCTGGTCAGTGTCTGGGTACGCAGCGCCGATACTGCCGGGGTGACGCATCACTGAGACGCCAGCGCCCGTAAGCACGTAATGGTAGCCACAGCAGAGAAAACCCTTTCTACGGAACTCCGTATCTAGGTCTCTGGCCGTGGTTACGTGTGCTTTGTTACGTGCGTGGACGATGATTTGATCAGTGGTCTCACGGAGAGCAGTCCATGGCTCTGGGCGGTGGTAGACGGTGTAACTACTCATCTATCCACTCAACCGGAAGCGGGTTGTTCTTGTGAAACTTATGGTACAGGAAGCCGTGCTTCTCACACCACATGGCGTAGGTGGTCGTGGACTTCTTCCCAATCTTTGTGTTCGGGTTGTTGAACACGAAGCGAATATCTAGCTCAGGGCATGACGCCTTGATCAGTAGGTGCTTCTTGCGATCCGCACTGGAGAACTGTCCCTTAGTCTCAATGATGAGACCGTTGGGCAAGATGAAGTCTGGGAGGTAGTACTTGTAGACGGCTGGTACTAGGTACCTAGCCTTCTGGTCTTGGGGTTCGTAAACGAAATCATGGCCACCCTCAGTCAAGAAGGTAGCCATGTCGAGTTCGAGGCCACTACGGTAGCCCTCAGCTACACCCCGTCGATCAGCGTAAGCACGCTTTAGACGTAGGTTGCTAGACATTAGAAGTCCTCAATCGCATCAACGTCAGTGACTACATCCGGTGTGGTGTCAGTTGAGAATGAGGGACCATCGGAGACAAAGCCGCCGTCTGATTTCTCAAACGGGTTATCTGATCCGCCGGAGGGTCCAACGAGCTTGTGGATCTGAACAGCGGTAGGCTGGAGGGACAAACCCTTCTTTCCCGAGAACTCCCAAGCACGAACGTCACAAGCTACGACTAGCTCAGAGCCGCCATAGATAACCTCGTTGACCTTGTTCAGGTCGGTGTCGTACTGAACCGGCTTGCGGTCCCAGAGCTCGCCATCCTTCTTTTGGATGTTCTTAACGGTACACTTGAACATGACCATGCCGGTCTCATCGCCGTTGTCATCGATCTCCATCTTCCAGAGCATGTTGTCGCCCTTGGGGAGCGCCTTGCCAAGTTCTTCTTTGGCGATGGCTTGCAGCTTCTGCATGGTGGCTGCGGCTTCCTCAGCAGGAACGGCGACGTTAGCCTTGTAGACACCCAAGTCGTTGAACTTGGTATCTGGGCGGTGCAGGGATGGGAACCGAGCGACGCCTTTAGGGAGGTTGATCTTAATCTGGTTAGCCATTGATAAATCCTTTCTAGATTTGTTGGTGGTTCGGTTAGGCTTATAGTCTACGCATTAATCAGCGGGTGAGATGCGATAGCGGGAAGACTTAGGAAAAGAAGAACTCCGAAGCCATCACGCCAGCAATATCCAAGGTGCCCATAGAAGGGCGCTGTGGGAACACCACGTCTGGACCAGCAAGCTCCTGCATGGATGCAAGGAAGCTGCCGAGTAGGTCGTACTCAGTGTAGAGGCGTACGAATGCCTCACGGATGCACTTATGGAACTCAGGCATATCCGCAGCAGGGACACCAAAACTATCATGCACAAACGTGTAGACAGGCTTACGACCTTGAGCAGCACACCTGTCTTCCCATAGACGTGCAGCCTCACGGAGGTGCAGGGCGTCGAGGGAGTGAACAAAGTTTGGCGGCGCAGCGTTGCCGTGCTTGCGTACATCCTGCTTACCGTTATCAACACGTACCTGCATAGCAACTTGGTTGCCGTGGATGTTCGTTTTGATCGTGGAGTTGTTCTGACCTTGCTTGTCGATGACACACACCATGCCATCCGGCAGTGACCACTGGAGGGGTGCGTCAGGGTTAGCCTGCACCACCATCTTCGTTACGTCCTCGATCCACGCCATAGCCTCGCAGGGCTTAGGCGCTACGTTGCCGATAGCTTCCCAGATAGCCGAAGAAAGCAGCTGTGCCAGCTTGAAGGTGGTACCCACTGGGTTACCTGCCTCAGTCTTACCAAGGTCAGGAGCGGACAGGCCGTGCTTCTCCTGCTTGACCACCCATTCGAGGGTGTACTCAAAACATGAGCGCTGCTTGGAATTATACGGCTTGGTCATTGTCTGCCTCTTGCAGGCCACCCGGGTCACACCATAGTCGAGGATCACCCGGCGGTACGCCTGTTCTTCGTTGGTCAGGTCATCACGGGCTTCCAAAATTCGCACTGCTTCTTGTGCAGCGAGGCCGTAGATGTCTTGGCGCTCATGGCCGGGTACTAGGTTGACGTTGAAACCGCCAAGCTCATCACGGAACAAGGCGCTATAGACTTGGATACCCGAGCAGGTAGCGTCCTCGTAGGCAAACAGGTGGCACTCGTAGCCCCAGCCTTGACGGTGGAACTCAGCGATTGCGTTACAAGCAGCGAGGAACATGAACGGCTTGCCATCAGCAGCCTCAGACCACCAACCCCAGTTATCCCGGTAGTCGGTGCCAGCGGTGATAACGTCGTCGAGGTTGTCCTTGACCCACTGGATCCGGTCAGAGAAGGACGCCTTGTCTACGCCGTCGAACTCACCCTCAGTTGCACACTGGATGTAGAGTGCATCGAGTTGATCTTGTGTGTTGATCGGGACAGGAACGTTAGACTGGAGGAGAGCCTTCTGAAAACCAGAGCCTTGGTAGGTCAGGCCGTAGGTAGCCATCGGGTACG